AATACGTTCCTGTAAGTGTAATGCGTAATTTAAATAATGATCCATGGATTATGAGATCACATAATTATTATGTTTTAATTGTTGTTGCATTTTGGGTAGTATTAGCTTTGATTGACATTCGTTTAGCATTGATGTATAATGTTGCTAGTTTGTTTATGTTCTTTGAATATTGTGTGATTAACATTATCAATCATACTAAGTTGCCATTTTCATATCGCAATCACGAAACACAAGATTCATCACGAAATGATTTTATTACCGGCGTATTTTTTGGCGATTGGCATAACAATCATCACAATAAAGGTTATCTCTGGAATCAAAGAGAGAAATGGTGGGAGTTTGATATTCCTGCTCAAATGATTAGATTAATTAAAACTGATAAATGAAAAGACGAGTAGTTGTGACTGGGATTGGTTGTGTTACACCAATCGGCATATCTTATGATGAAGTAAAAGATGCTATGTTTTCTGGCCGCTCAGGCATTCGTTACTATGAAAACATCAAAGCAAATCTTGGTCGTGTAGAATTCGATATTGATTCACAGATTGCACCGCTCGACCAAACTATCACCGATAGAATCTCACGCTTTGCTTGGTATTCTTATCTCAAATGTAAAGAAGATGCTGGCATAACAAAAGAAGATGTTGATGGCATTTTCTTTGGTGTTGGTTTTTGTGGCAGCTATACAATTGAGAATTCTTTTCCAGAATATTTGAACAATGGTCGATCAAGGCCAAATACCTTGGTTAATATTTGTCCTAATTCTCCTGCATGTTTTATTGCATTAAAAGAAGATATACACGGACCAAATTTTACTTACAACACAGCTTGTTCATCATCGACACTTGCTCTCGGTGAAGCATATGAAAAGATTGTTCGTGGTGATTGTGACGGAATGATTGTGGGTGGAACAGAATCATCAGTAAATAATTACGGTATTACCACATGGCATGGAATGCGAGCTATTTCTTCTAAAGATGAAGGCCCAAAAGCGTGCAGACCATTTTCAAAAGATAGAACCGGTGTTGTTGTTGCTGAAGGTTGTGCTGTATTCTTTTTAGAAGAATTGGAACACGCCAAGGCTCGAGGCGCCAAGATATATTGTGAGATACTTGGTTATGGTACTTCTTGGGGTACAGAATCAATGACTAAGCCAAGTATCGAAGGTGAAATGAGAGCGATACAGAAAGCCTATGATAAACTTAATGGCCGCAAAGTGACATTTATCTCTGCTCATGGCACCGCAACACCAACCGGCGACATGGTTGAATTACAAGCTATTAAAAATGTTTTTGGTGATGAGTTGAAAGATATACCAATCACATCAACAAAAGCATTACATGGTCATACACTAGGTGCTTCGGGTATTATTGAATCAATGGGTTGTATTGCTGTTTTACAAGAAGATAAGATTATACCAAATTGGCATTTAGGTGAACAAGATGATAAAGTACCTGAAGGCACGTATTTGCCTAAAGAAGTGGTTGACATGAAGCAAGATATATGTTTAAATAACTCTTTTGCTTTTGGTGGAAGTAATGTTGTTTTAATTATGGGAAAATATAATGAAAGTTTATCTTAGTAATTACCGTAATCATTGGCTTTCTCCTTACACAATCTTGGAGAAGGTTTTCTTTTGGCGTGAAATTGATTATGATGAGCCAAAGATTGATAAATTAGCAAACATATTAAATCCATTTTGCCAAGCTCTATTAAAGTTTTTAGATTTTATTCATCCAAGAATTACCTATGTAAAGATTGATAAGTGGGATACTTGGTCAATGGATTGCACATTGGGAAATATTATTCTGCCAATGCTCAAGCAACTCAAAGAAACAAATCATGGGTATCATCTTGTCGATTTAGAGGATGTTCCTGTTGAACTCCGTAGCATTACACATGAAGAATATGACAATCAATTGTATTTCGATTGGTACCAGGATAAACAATTTGAAGATTTAGGTTCTGCTCGCTGGGACTGGGTAATGAATGAAATGATTTGGGCCTTTGAACAATTGGTTAATGATACAGATGAACAGTTTTTCATCAATGGATACGATGGAGAAGGCCTAAAAAGACACGAAACTAGAATGGCCAATGGTTTTCGCTTATTTGGTAAGTATTATAGAGGTTTATGGGATTAAAATTACTAAATAAGTAACCAGCATACACACAACCGCTGGTAACACACAAACAAACACACAGGAGAATTACTATGTCAAATATGACACCCTTTGAAATACGACTCGAGCTACTTAAAATGGCAAGAGATATGCTTAATGATGATTATTATGGAAAGCGTGAGCAAATATCCAATCAATGGCAAGTAGAAATAGATACTGCCAAAATCAAAGGTGAAGATCCGCCGAAGCACCCAGGATTTCCACCATTCCCCAGCGAATCAGAAGTTATTGCTAAAGCAGCAACTTTAAATAATTTCGTTTCCAACATAACCGTAGATAAACCAATAACAACTAAAAAATCTACCTGATGGGAAAAGGATGGTTTCGGCCATCCTCCAACTTTTAAGGAGAAGTAATGAAAAGAGCAATTGTGCTTTTCACAATTAGTTTGATTGCATTAACTATAGGATTTACCGCATTAACAGTTACAAACATTGTAACTTTACCTTACAAAGCATATTACAGCTTTATGTCTGCTGATGCTAAAACACAAATAGAATGTCTTGCCCAAAACATTTACTTTGAGGCAGGATATGAACCAGAAAAAGGGCAAGTTGCCGTTGCCTTTGTTACTCTTAATCGGGTAAAATCTGGCCACTTTGAAGATGACATTTGTGGCGTGGTAAAACAAAAGTTTAAAGGCGTTTGCCAATTTACTTGGTATTGCGAAAATACAACAAGACGCTTGACAGGTCAAGCAGAAATGGTGTATAATGATGTTAGAAACTTAGCAGTTTATGTATATGCCAATTACGATAAACTGGAAGACCCATCAAAGGGCGCTTTGTTCTATCATGCGGACTATGTTAATCCAAGATGGAAAAACATGGTTCATTTGACAACAATAGGAAGACACATTTTTTACAATCGAAAGGATTTAATGTGGATAAGTTAACACAAGCTTTAAAAGGTGATAATGTTGTTGCAATTTGTGTAACAATTTTATTCTTTACAGCTGTAGTATGTCTTAGTTGGTATCACATACATGACCGCAGTTTAATGGCACAAAACATGAATAATGCAATTGCTAAAGGTATTGATCCGTTGGCCGTTCGTTGCTCATATGTAAAAAGTGATGATATTATTTGTGTAGCATATGCAGCATCAGCACAATCTCATCCAGTAGCACCACAGTCATCGTCAAAACGCAGTAAAGATTAATTGAAAAGGAATTATATTATGTCTAAATTTACATTTGTATGCCAAAAAGAAGCAATACCATTTGATGATTGTATTTCTTCAAAGAAAACTGTTGAATTTTCAACCTATGATTTGTATGATATTATAAGTGAATTTCAAAATTTTCTTCGTGGTTGTGGATATTGTTTTGAAGGTCAATTAGAAATTGTTGACGATGATGAACCAATCGAATATCAAAAAATAAAAGATGAATTGGATAATATTCAATTACCAAATTTTGATTTCACAAATATTCCACAAAACAACTGGCCGTTTCAAAACGAGCAAATTAAACCATTGACCGTCGCTGATTTGGAAAAATTGAATAAGTCTAATTTTGAAATGCCTGGAACATTAGGTGGTGCTAAAGTTACTTTTGCGAGTGAGAAGTAATGCCTACAAAAGATGAAATGGTTAAATTCGCCAGAGCTATCGATGGTATGGTAGCAAATACTGATTTGAATTACATAGAAGCGATAGTAGAGTATTGTAAAAAAACAGGTTTAGAAATTGAAGTGGCTGCATCGCTAGTCAATTCTAATCTCAAATCTAAATTAGCTAATGATGCACTTGATTTGAATCTGTTGAAAGAAAAAGGGAATAGATTACCAATATGACAGGTTATGAGGCATTCGGTCTTTACGAATCTCTCAAACTACATTTCGCTAAAGATAGTTATGATTTCTTCAAATATAATGGCAAGACAAACATAAGTATCACGGCTTTTGAGAATCGTAAAGACAAATATCATTTCTATAAGTTATCACGCAAGCTTAGTAACCGTGATGAATTAATTACATTCATTGTTGCTAATCTAATGGTGAAAGACAATTTGTGGGTAGGTGATTTGTTAACAGAAGATGCTGAAGTGAATTTTCGCAGTCACCAGAAGGTACTTCAATCGTTTTCGTATATCTTTGAGAATGATTGTAAGGAGATATTTGATGGGAGTGATGATCCAAATGTGGTGTTAAAAGTGATTGATGGTGATTATCCTGTTCTTCTCACCAAAACATTTCGCAAGGAAATTCATATCGAAAGTTTTGCGATGATGGCTAGAATACTGCCGTTTATGGGTAGTTGGTCAAAACAAATCACCGATACGATTCGTTGGCCCACATTTCAGATGAAGGTACGAAAACTAATGCCGTTTTTACCACAAGATGATACAAAATACAAATTGATATTGAAAAAAATTACACAGAAATGATAAAGAAAATATACTTAGATATGGATGGTGTTCTCTGCGACTTTGAAAAGAAGTTTACTGAATACTATGGTTTCTTGTCGCTTGCCAAAAGGGATCGTAAAGAATGGTCTAAAGATTGGGAAGATTTCATTCTCCATAAAAAAGGATTTGAGAAATTGGATTGGTTTCCTGGCGGTAAAGAGTTGCTAAATGCCGTTAGAAATACCAAATTACCAGTTGAGATTCTTTCATCCGCTGGCGGTAAGAAATTTCATGGTGAAGTTACAGCACAAAAAATTAAATGGCTGCGTAAGCATGGCATTAATTATAAAGCAAACATTGTAAC